TCTCGAGCGGGCCTGATCTCCAGGCCGCAGCCATACACCTCATTGATCCGCCGCAAAAGCTGCCACTTGCTAATATCTCTGCCGCAGACATTCCAAACCTTGCCCGCTAAGCCATCCAGAGCCGGAATCACATAGACCCCGATTACCCTCGCCAGCTCATTCGTGGTGAGCCCGCTCCATCGGACATTGTAGTAACCGTCGACTGCGCCTTGCTGAGACAGTATCCACTCAAGGAGACCCCGGCGCCGCTCGAGCTCATGCCCGATGAACGACGTCCGCAGGACTGCACCGTGCTCCAGGTTCTCGCCGAGCCGCTTCGAGGCACCATACCAGTCGTCGTCCCCGACGCAGTCCGTCGAAATATGCACGAGGCCGATCCCCAGGGCTCCGCACGTCTCCGACAACCAATGGGGCAGGACGGCGTTCACGAGGATCGCCTCCGACAACCAACCTTCGACCGGCCGCTGGCGGACCCATCCGATGCAGTTCACCACGACGTCGGGCATCATGTCCTGCAGCAGATTGTCCAGTGCCTCTCGATCGGTGGCCTGGAAGTATCTCTGCAGGCCGTAGCCTGTCAGCACCACTGGCGAACGCCGGCACGTCCCCATAACTTCATATCCGAGGCCAGGCAGATCGAGAGCCAGCCGGTGCCCCAGCGTGCCTTGCACCCCGAGGATCAGAACTGTGCTGCCAGATCCCATCATGCCGTCGCCCTCTCAGGCCAAAGCACCGAGCCGTCCTCATCGATGTGCCCACAGAGCACACGGGTCGACGCTTTCATGCTGTAGCCCGCCTCGTAGACATCCCGGGTCCACCAGTTGTCGCAGTAAGTCCCGTCCTCCACGCGAAAGTCGATGGCCTCGAGCACGTGACGTTGGATTAGGACGCACGCCAGTCCGGATCCGCTGCATTCGATCACGCCCTGGCGCAGTGCTTCTTGCCACAGGCCCCGGATCGTGAGACTCTCGCCGGTGTTGCGGGCTTGGCCAGGGTAGCGCTCCAGGATGTTCACCACATGCGACCAGGCCTTGTTTCGGAACACCGTGCATCCGTAGGCCACGTCGCATTCCAGCGCCGCCAGCCGGGTCAACGTGTCCGGCGGCGGCACGATATCCGACTCAACGACCAGCATTGCCTCATACGGACCTCGCAGGAACGCCTCCCTGCCCCGCTGGTACTGGTGCAGGTGATCCTGCACCCGATCTCCAGACGGGTTATCGCGCTGGAGCAGGAGGGACAGAGGCCCCTCCCACTCCAGCATCATCAGCTCCCTGACCGTCTCAGGTTCGAGCCGGAGTACGGGCGTGAAGATCAGGACATCCCTGATCATGCGCTCGGATGAACTCCATACCCGATCCCGCCGGCCGTCAGAACGCCGTACACCGTGCGGAACGAGTACTTCAGGATCACGAGCCCATCGACGGAGTATGGATCTCGGATCAGGCGCAGCGCCGGTTCCTCGCGGAAGCCAACGCTGAACCAGTTGCCGAAATACACCGACTTGGCTGATGCCGCGATGGCTGCAGCCGCCGTCGACAGGAAGACGGGATAGCCCAGGATCTCATGGGCGAACGCCCCGCCCGGCGTCTGAGCATAGAGTCGCGGATTGCCCGTGATCGAGGCGATGTCGCCGAAGGTCGGATTGCGCATGACCCACTTGCCCGACCCCGCGTCGTCCAGATAGAAGCCCAACGCGCTGTTGAAGACGATGTCCTCCGGCTCCCCTGCGGCGATCGCTGCGGCTGCAGCGAACGTCTTGAGTGCTGTCCCACTCGCTGCGACCTCGGTCAGCAGGAGCGTGTTGTGCGTCACCCCCATCGCCCGGCCGATCCAGTCGGCGATCGCCTCCATCAAGCCGACGTCTTCATCGTCCATCAGCTCTTCGGTGAGCTCGACTTTCTTGGTCTTCTTGGCCAACGTGAAGGCCTTGTTGCCGAGGACCATTGCATCGCGCTCATAGACGGTCGTATGAGCGTCGGCCTGCTCTGCCGTCGCAGCAAACACGACTGGGTCGGCGTTCTCATAGGGGAAGTTGACCGTGGTCCCCTTCCCTGGAACGGGCCGCACACCGAGCTTCTCGGCCAGCCGGATCTCATTCCGCCGGGCTGCGATCATGCCGGCGAAGCCGGTCGGCACCGCGGAGCCACCATCGGCCGCGGTCGTGATGTTCATCGTGCTATCAACGGCGGCGCGCATCTCCGACCGAGTCGGCAGATGGATAACCACCGCGGGGCCCTTGACGTCCTTGTCGTCGGACTCCCCCAGCATCTCCCGGACGCCGCCCGTATCGCCGGTGCGCACGTAGTGCGCCATCGCCCGAACCTCCGAGTCTCCCCGGGGGATCCGGCTGAACGCGGGCGCCTGGCGAGCGCCCAGGCTGCCCTCGAGCCCGCTGAGGGTCTCGATCCGCTCGGCTCGTTGCAGCAGGCCTTCGGCCTGGCTGAGCAGACTGTCATACGTATTCTGCTCTTCCTGCGTGAAGTCGCGGGTCTCCCCTTCCGCGGCGTTCACCATATCGCCGGCGTTCACGATCAATGCTTCCCGTTGGGAGCGAAGCTCCCGTGCATTCTGCTTCATCACTTTGGTCCTTTCTTCAAGAGTTGGAGTTCCAAGACACGCCTGCGAAGGGCATGGCGCGCACGCGCGACCCTGCCTTCCGCATCTTCATCCGCCGGGTGGCTCCCCTGAGCCGGCGCGGCGGTGACTTCGCTCTGAACACGATCTGTGATAGCGTGCAACATCCGCAGATCGTCCCTGGTAGCCATTCCCTTCTCGATCCGCTCGAGCGATCTGACGAACTCTGGCAATTCGGCGACCGGTACCCCAAAGGTCCGCAGGTCTTCCCGCACTTGCACCGTAGTCTGCGGATAGGCCGGAAACGTCACTGGGGAGACGTCGTAGAGAGCAACCTCTTCCAGCGTTCGGACGAGCTTGTCGTCGACTGTCTCCCAGTGGTCGCGCATCACCTGAAACGCAAAGCTCATCTGGTCGACGTCGCCGCGGTCGATCGTCACCATGAGATCCCGAGCCCATTGCGTGTCGGGCGGCAAGATCTCTATCCCAAGGCCAATCGGATCCTCCCGCAGCGTCAATGTCCCGCTCTTCGTCCGGCCTAGGACATAGTTCGAGTCGTGGTTCCATAGGCCCCTGACGTCGGCCTCCTGAATCGTCTTTGTGAAGGCGCCCGGCTGGATCTTCTCGTAGAACCCCCAGAGCTCGACGCTCAGCTGATCGAATACCGCGGCATAGCCAACGATCTTCCGCTGGCCATCATCTCCAATGACGCGCATCTCCCGCAGCGAGAATGATCGTTCCTCTCGAACCGGCATGGGCCCCGCCCGGAGATCTGGAGGCTCGACGTCTGCGTCCTTCAGGTGAGCAGCCAGATGGCTGTAGACACCTTGGCGATCGGCATCCGGAATGTCCGCCCCGCCTCTTCCACCATTGAGCACACCGATCCCGGTCTGGCAGGCCTTCACGTTGGCGGCGCCGACGTCCCCGTCACTGTCAACCACGTGATTGATGAATTTATAGGCCGCCTTCGTCTCCGGATCCCCGTCCGGATCCTGCCAGGCGAAAGCCGATTTGTAGTAGACCTCGCCGGCGTCGACCTTCAGTCGTGCTTCATTCGCCGGCCCATCCCAGGCGCCGTCGTCTGTCTCGGTGTGATGAACTGCGATCGCACTCATATTCAGACCTCCGCCATGACCATGCAATCGCATCCGCTGTGCAACGGCGGATGCCTGACGTCGAACTCCGATGCTATCGGCCGATCAGCCCCATCGGGCTGGAATTCGGACCCAGCGCCAAGGAACGTTTGCTGGATCCCAACAACCCGACCATCCATGCTCGAGCAATAGGGACAGCTCTTCCCGAAAGCATGCCACCGCAGCAGTGTTACGCCAGCCGCAGCGAAGAGCGATACGGCCATCGAGTTTCCCGAGCGCACCGTCTCGATATCAGCGATCTCGTTCGGCCGCACCTCTTCCCACTCGCCGAACCGCGCCTCGAGCGCGGCCACCGGATCCTCGCCGGCCGTGATCGCGTCCTGCAGAACCGACCGCACTTGAGCCAGGCTGATCCCGATGTGGTGGGCCGCGAAGTCTTCCACGTAGGCCTTGGCCAGCACATCGAGCTGCTCATCGGAGAGCGGATCCACCCCGATCTCGTCGGCTGCATCGGCGACAACCAGCTCGCCATAGGACCGAAGGACGGGCTGCATCTGCCGATGAATGAAGTCGCGGTGTTCCTCGTAGAACCGATCCAGCCACAGGCTCAGCGCCGGCACGTCCCGTTTCCGTAGAAGCGCCTTGGCCTTCTGCAGGATCTCGTTGGCCTCGCGCCGAACGATCTTGCCGGCCGTCTCGG